ATGTCAAGGACCAGAATCAGACCGAGGCCGTGTGTCTCAAGGCCGTGGAGCGGAACGGGGATGCCCTGCGGTATGTGAATGACCAGAATCAGACCGAGGCCGTGTGTCTCAAGGCCGTTGAGAATAACGGGTATGCCCTGCAGTATGTGCTGAATATCGAGATGTTCAAAAAAATCGCCGCGCATTTCAAGATATCCATCGAAATATAAATTTTCTTGGCAAACAGCAGGTGGCCGCTCGCTGCTGGCCGGAGACTCCCCGGAGAATCGCAGGCAAATAACGGAACGCCGCACCTGCCACTTAATTGGCGGCAGCCGTGCCCTACGCCCTTGGGGGTGTCGTACCAGGGGCATCCTTTTTCATCTGGAGATACTGATTATGATCGTACTTGGGAAAAAAGCGATGGAAACAAGGAAGCTGGTCATGGCCTCAATCGGCTGGCCGGTTGAAACTGACCCGCAGGCGGCATGGTGCGACTGCATCAGGACCATGCTCGGAGCCTGCGGAAAGGCAACGTATGTCGAACTGGCTATGTCAATTGGGGTCAGCCGGGAGATGCTGCAGCAGGATGTGAGCCGCTTGAAAATCGTCCACCCCAAGCACAATCGCGGGTGGAACAAGGCCACGAAGTATGGAACGCTGCGCGATATGTGCGCAGCAAGTGGGGCCAACTACCAGACAATTTATGCCCGCATGCGAAAGCTGATAGCCAAGGGTGTGCCGCAAGAGCAGGCCATTGCAATCGCCATAGGCACACAAGCTCTGCGGCTGCCTGATCCACGCAAAATGTCGAAAACTGCTCGCAGGAAATACCTGATCATGTTGGCCAAGCGGCACGGCATATGGCGCGATGAGTCGAAGCCAGTGGTTGAGAAAAAGAAGCGCGGCAGGCCTGCGAAGGTGAAGACGCCGCGCAACAATGACTATTTCACGCCTGAATTGACGGCGATGCTGGATTATTAAGGAGACTCGAAACAATGATACTTTGCATTGACCTTGGAACGCAAACAGGATGGGCCACAAATCAGGCGACTGGCACCATCTCTTTTAAAAATGGGAGGTATGAGGGAGGAGGAATGCGATTCCTCAGATTTGAGAAATGGCTGAATGAGATGCTGGCCATAGCGAAGCCTACGGCCGTTTATTTCGAAGAGGTCAGGCGCCATATCGGCACTGATGCCGCGCATGTCTATGGCGGTCTCATGGCTATTTTGACGGCATGGTGTGAGAAAAACAGCATCCCTTACTTGGGTGTTCCGGTCGCCACCATCAAGCAGCAGGCAACCGGAAAGGGCAATGCGAAAAAGGAAGCCATGATGGCGGCATACCTTATCAAATGGGGAATTGCTCCTCAGGATGATAACGAGTGCGACGCCAGGTGGCTGTTTGATTGGGCAACAAAAAATAACAATTAAGGAGGCAGTATGAAAACCGAGCAGTATGTCAGATTGGAAAATTTAGGGAAAGGAGCTGTAGAAGAGATGTTTCAGGCCGAGTTGGACAGGGCCGTGGCCAACATCAGCGATCCGAACACCAAGGCGGAAACAGCGCGGACAATCACCATCAAAATGAAGATCAAGCCGAACAAGGACCGCAGTTTATGTGCGGTTGAAATCGGCTGCAATACGGCTCTCGCTCCGGTCAGGCCGTTTGAAACCAGCATCATGGTTGGCATGGACCGCGGCAAGGGCGTCGCCAGTGAGTATTCACCAGGCAATCAGCTTGGCTTGACGGTGGAAAATCAGGATGGAGAAGTAGTTGACGTGAAGACCGGCGTTGTCCTCAAGATGGCAAGAAAATAACAAAAATAATTTTCGTGCCCTGCCACGGAAACAAAACCAGAAAAGGAAAAAATCATGATTGATAAATCGTTTCTTGAAAAAGTCGTAGAGTTGGCCGGTGTTGAGATCGTCACCGTCGGAGAAAAGAAATATTCCACGAGAAACCTGGTACCAGTGCTTGAACCAGCTACCAAGACGTTAAATATCCACACTCTGAGTGGTCTTGTGTCGTGCTTGGAAGAGATTGACGTTGATTCAGCTCTTTGTGCTGTGCATGTCGAGGATTACAACTTTGTGCTCTTAATCTCCAACATTTACGGGCCTCACAGACAACGTGCAACGTATGCCGCAGCAGAGGCATATAAGCTCGACCATCGTTTCGGGCAGTATATGCAGGTGGAGGATTTCATTGTCTACCTGCTCTCCATGTTTGTTCAGGATGACACCACGGCGGACATTATGCGCATTGTTGGCAACATCACCCAGGGAGCGGAGGCGCAATTCGCTGACGACGGCATGACCCAGCGCATTACGGCAAAAGCTGGAGTGGCCAGGGTGGAAATGGTGGACCTGCCTAACCCGGTTATGCTTCGTCCGTTCCGGACTTTCTCTGATATCGAGCAGCCTTCCAGCGCATTCGTGCTCAGGATTAAAGCCGACAAGGAAAGCGGCCCGCGGTGCGCATTGTTTGAGGCGGATGGCGGGGCCTGGAAAAATAAGGCAATAGCGAATATCTCGTCATGGCTGCGCTATAAATTGCCTGTCGCGACAACGATTATCGCCTAAAAAAGACAAGGCCCCTCTTTGCGGGAGTGGCCTTGCACTGCAAAATCATAATCAATAAAAACATTACCAAAAAGGACACAGAATGCAAACAAAAATCGATTTACTGGCCGTCAAGCTTGAGGCCATCAAGGATGCGGAAAACCGGCTGAAGGCGCAGCGCATCGGCCTGGAAAATGATATTGCCGGGATGGTTGCCACCAAGCTTGAGGGCACGGACACAGTGGAGACTGGCCTGTATAAGATCAAGGTCACCAGCAAAATCAACAGGGAGATTGATGTCAAAGAGTGGGCCCTGATCAAGGGCGACATTCCTGACTATCTCTCCCCGGTGGTGATGAAGCCGTCACTGGTCATGAAGAAATACCGGGCCATTGAAGATGCCAACCCGTTGTTGTTCAACCTGATTTCCCGGGCGATTACATCAAAGCCCGCTAAAGCATCCGTGGAGGTGACGCGGATGGACGAGGAGGCGGCATAATGGGACTCGCAGATATCGTAAAAATGCAGGCGGACGTGACCGCGCCGCGCATCCTGCTGCACGGCATCCAGGGAGTCGGCAAGTCCACATTCGCGGCCGGGGCGCCGTCCCCAATTTTCCTGCCCACGGAAGACGGCCTGACCACAATCAATGTCGCGCAGTTCCCGCTGTCCACCAATGTTGACGAGGTGTTCGGCTACATAGAAATGTTGTGGACCGAAGAGCATCAATACAAGACGTTCGTGCTCGATACTGTTGATTGGCTGGAAAAACTGATATGGGACCAGGTGCGTGATGATCTCGGGGTCAAGGCGTTCGGAGACATCGACTACGGCAAGGGCTATGTGCTGGCCCTTGATTACTGGGACAAGCTCATTAGGGGCCTGAACCGGCTGCGCGAACAGTGCGGCATGGCCATCATCCTGCTGGCCCACAATGAGATAAAGACCTACAGGCCACCGGACGTTGAGCCTTATGATCGCTACCAGATCAAGCTGCATAAGAGCGCGGCGGCCAAACTGGAAGAATGGGCCGATGCTGTGCTGTTTGCCAACTTCCGGGTGCTGGTGGACAAAAAGACGAAAAAGGCAACCGGTATGCGGGGAGACCAGGCCCGCATCATCCACACAGCGGACAACCCGGCATGGCGGGCCAAGACCCGTTACAAGATTCCTGACGAGCTGCCGCTTGATATCGCGGTGCTGATGGAAGCAATCGCCAAAAGCAAATAATGTTCAACATCTGTAAACATCTATCAACAAGGAGATACACGAAATGGCTGATTTAACAGGACTTGACTTCAACCCGGACGACATAGAGATCAAGGACCGCGGCACGCTGTTGCCGCCCGGCGGATATGAGATGTGCATCACAAAGTCAGACGTAACAGACAACAAAAAAGCTGATGGCAAGATCCTTGAGTTGCATTGGACCGTTCTGTCCGGTGACCATGTCAATGACATTACCAAGGACTTTATCAATCTGACCAACCCCAGCGAAATGAGCCAGCGCATTGGCCAGGAGACACTGGCCCGCATCTGCAAGGCGGTTGGCCATACCGGTAAATTGACCAACAGCAACATGCTGCACGGGATTCCATGCTGGAACAAAGTCGTCCAGGAGGACAGCAAGACGCTCAAAGACGATGGCACTCCGTTCAAAAACAATCGGATCAAGGATTACCAGCCGATCAGCGCCAAGCCTGCAGGCGGGACATCATCATCAGCCACGACTGGGTCTACTGCCGGCAATGCAGCTCCGGCAACAAAGGCAAAGAGCGCCTGGTAAAATGGCTGACCTCAGCTTTTTATATCAGGCAACCAGCAGTATCAGCGCGGTTGATGCCGATTACGAGGCGCGGAATGTCCCGAGGCTGCATCTCGGGATTTCCTCCATCGGGGCAAAATGTCCGCGTGAACTGTGGTATCGCCATAATGGCGAGGTTGGCCGGCAGCCTGAAGGGCGCGTGTTGCGCCTCTTCAAACTTGGAAATGTGCTGGAGGACCAGGTCATTATTGATCTGCGTTCCGCTGGGTTTTATGTCCACAGCCAGCAGAAGGCCGTGCAGTTCGAGCGCAACGGCCTGCTGCTGAAGGGGTCATGTGACGGAATCATTGAGGGTCTGCTCGAATCCAGCAAGCCGCATCTGCTGGAGATCAAGACAGCCTCGAACAAGCGGTTTACCGAACTGCTCAAGGTCGGCTACGAGAAGTGGGACCAGAAATACAAGTCACAGGTACACGTTTACGCATACGGGCTCAAGCTGGACCGCATCTATGCCGTGGTCTACAACAAGGACACTTCTGAGCTGTATGCGGAGCGGATCAGGCTGGATAAGCAATTTGCCAAGGACATGATCCACCGGGCATTTGATGTGATGGAGGCACGTATTGCCCCGCCGCGCAAATGCCCGAACCAAACATGGTATGAGGCCAAGTGGTGTTCGTTCTGCGAGATATGTTTCGCGGAGCAACCGCAGCCGACTGTTGCGAAAAACAAAATCTTATCGGCCTGGTAATGGCCAAGGAGAATATTATGATCATGATTCTTGTTGCGCTCATATGCGGAGCTATCTCGGCAACTCTGGTGTTGTATCATACCGATGACTTTGAAGGGGCTCATTTTATCGGACTTTTTCTTGCGTCATTAGTAGCCATTTCTTGCGTAGCTTATGCTTTTGCTGGTTGGAGCTGGCTGGCAGCAGGATATAAAGCAGAAATTATCAATCGTGAATACAAGACAAATTATACAAGGGAAGAAATCTTTTATGCCAACGATATCATAGACACGATCCGTGAAATTCAGCGGAAGCGCATTGAAGTCAACGGCAACATATTGCGTGAAGAAAAATAAACCATCTCTGCCAGCTCGCAAGCACAGATCAGGACGGCGACATCGTGTGTGGCGTGGTGCCGATACCGTGCCTGATGTGGGATTGCGAGCGGTGGCGATACCAGAAGGAGAAGGAAATAGGTAGCCATGAAATTAAAGGACAAGAAGTTGAAAAAGATGATTGATGTCTGCGACAAGGACTGCCCGAATCGTCCGTGTTATTGGCCAAGAGCGGACCCAGGCGTATTTAACCAGGGGCAAGGGTATAAGTTCCGCTCCAATAATTGGCTTTGCGGGACTCGTGAATCAAAAGGATGTCCGGATCAGTTGTGCTAACGCCGGGTGATTTATCCAAGGAGAGCAGATATGGAATTATTGCAACAATTAGAGGCATGGCAGAAACAGGCAGAATCTGCGGCACCTGACTCTTCTGCCGATCTTGATGTAGCCAAAAGGCTCATTCTGCACGGAATAGAGGCGCTGGCCGAAATCTCACGATTGCACGAGTGCTTGAAGCAGGCAAACGAGATAATTAAACCTCTCTGTTTAGTTTTGAACCAGCCCCTACCCAAAGGAGAATGAGAATGACAATACCTGAATATGATCAATGTGATTGTGGCATACGTGGTCCGCATGCGAAATGCGACAATCGCTGGGTCAGAATCCGTGAATTAGAGCTTGCGTTAGAGAAGTTAATAAGAATAGCGGATAAGTGCGATGGATGGGAAAGCTTCCCCTCAAAGGCATTAGATGATGCACGGGATGTTCTTTACACCACCTCGCACACTTTACCAAAAGGGAAATGAGCACAGGATCATCGCATGGAACCATTCGCCCTCAGACCATACCAGATTATCGCGCTCGAAGTAATGCATGGCGCATTGCAGGCGCAGGATATCCTGCTATTGCAGGCCGCTACCGGCGCAGGGAAGACCATCATCATCACAAGGATGATCAACCGGTATTTTCACGATCACCAGGGCCGCCGGTTCCTCATCCTGATGCACAAGCGCGAGCTGGTCGAACAATTCATGTCGGCGTTCATCCGGTTCACCAATGTGCCGCCATCAGAAGTCGGCATTGTCTGCTCTGGGATGAATCGCCGGCAGCTTGACCGGCGCGTCACCATCGGCACCATCCAGACATTCGTCAACTGCCTGGATGAGTTCCCAGGGGCTGACCTGGTGGTGGTCGATGAAACGCACCGGGTAGGGCATGCCAGCGAAAGCCAGTACCAGCAGATTCTGGACCGGCTGCGGGAGTATAAGCCGGACCACAAGGTAATTGGGGTCACGGCTACAGCCTACCGGCTGGGACACGGCATGATTTACGGCGACCGCTGCAAGCCTGGCCGGGTGAACTTCTTCCCGGATCTCACGCACAGGATTACCTACCAGGAACTGCGAGACAGCGGATACCTGATGCCGCTGGTAGGGAAAATCGCGGCGCCTGAAACACTGACCGCTGATCTGCTCAATGTGGACGTGAGCGGGGATTACAACCTGACGCAGCTCGGTGGCGTCATGGGCCGGCCGGTATACATCAAGGCAGCTGTTGAGGCATACCGGCAGTATGGCATGCACCATCAGCATGTCTGCGTGTTCGCCTGCACCATAGAGCACTGCGAGGCGTTGGTGGCTGAGTTCCGGGCGGACGGGTTTTCCGCTGTGCCGATTCACTCCAAGCTTTCATCCGTGGAGCGGACGGCCAACCTGGCCGGCTGGCGCGCCGGAAAATATTCCATCGCAGTGTCCGTTAATATTTTGATCGAGGGTTTCGATTTCAAGGCGCTGTCCTGCCTGATATTTTGCCGGCCGACGAAGAGCCCCACCGTTTTCATCCAGGCCATTGGCCGCATTCTCAGGATGGAGGCGGGCAAATCAGAGGCGCTGTTGATAGATCTGACCAACAATGCCGCCTCGTTCGGGTTTGACCTGGACAATCCGCGGTTCACCATCCCGTCCGGCAAGGATGGAGCCGGAGAGGCCCCGACCAAGGTGAACCGCAACGAGCAGTGTCTGCTGCCGGTGCATGCCGCATTGCGCGTTTGCCCGCACTGCGGCTTTGAATTTCCGCTGGAGACCATTCCAGGCTGTGACGCCGTGGGCGAGATGAAGCATGTCGAGTTCAATGTTCCTGATCCGCCGGAATGGTACGAGGTCGAGAGCATGGAGATCGGCGAGTTCTGCAGCAAAAAAAGCGGGAAGATGATGGGCCGGATTGTGTTCGAGTACGGCGGGCTCTATCGCAAGAAGATCGTCAGCCAGTTTTTTTGTCTGCCTGATCAGTACAGTGGCTATGCCGTGGAGAGGTCAGGCAGACAAAAAAAC